ATGGTTAATGTTCTATTAGTTTCTGGGTGTCTACCTCGTTACTTTGCAGGTTTTGGCACTTCAGCTCATGGTAAGCCTTTTGTGATTACCACAGCTCAACATTTTCACAGTAAATTCCTTTCTGAATCAGATGCTCACAGCATTGTTGAACGTTTACAAAACTCATGGCCTTTGGCTCAAGTTTCTTACGTTGTCGGTCTTTAATCATGAAACCTGTCCTTTCATTTTTGCTTAAATGCAAAGTCGAGCTTTATATCTTCTGCGTTGCTTTTCTTTATTTTACTTTCCTATTTGATGTCTCTGTTGATTTTGCAAAGTCAAAATTTTGTAGTTTCGAGGTTTCAAATAAAACTTATTCGGAGATTGTTGCCGGTTCTCTTGAGGTTGAGGAAATCAAAGTACTGGCAGCTGCTTTGATGTCAGATGATGGTCAGATTGATATTTGTGAAGCTTCAGAACTGCAACGAGCTTATGACGAATTAACTTCACCTAAAGCTAAATTGTTGGAGGTGCTTTAATCATGGATTCAATCTACTTCGACAACGAACCCAATCACGGCATCAACGCCTATTTCCCGTGGGGTCATAACTTCTTCAAGACTCCGCGTGATTTCTTCCAGTTCATGGAAGCTCACTACGGCATGGTGTCATTTCAGATTGTCGAAATCACGGATGATAACTACCAAGAGCTTTTGGTTAAGGGTGTGTTCCATGCCATCTAAAAAACCACATAAGTTCCATGACGAGATTCGTCCGGTACAAGTTGATCACCTAGCCTTTTCGTTTTCGTACGGCTCACTTAGACACTTGGACAACTCGAACGAACAAGACTTTATCAATATGCAGTTTCCTGAGTTTAAAAAGCGAAGCGTTAATGGTCGCCTTAACTCACCAGAAGCCATTGATAAGTCAATTGAGTCACACCGTAACAAATGCCGTAAGGTTTTAGCCGATAGGTTTGATGAGTTCATGTCTAAAGTCTTTAACTTCCGCATATCTCCTATGCGTGGCCGTGGCTTACATGGCTATGAAGATTCAATGGTGATTTACGATTCAACGGGAACGGTTGAGTGTGGTTTGGTTGGTGTTGGCGGTAACAACGATACGGTTTACGTGCAAATCAATGGTACTGGTTGCGCTAAGTTGTTCGACTTCACCACACACAAGAAGGTGCACTGGTGGTTATCACTTTTGGGTATCACTCGCCTCGCCCGTTTAGACCTTTGCGTGGATGACTACACCGGAATCTTTGACTGTAAGTATGCTGAGAAATGTTTTTATGAGGGAGCATTTCGCACTGCTTCTCGTGGACGTGGTCCGACAATGGTTCCTCATAAGCGCGTTTCACAATCCGGTGAATTATCAGAGGAAGCCGTTCTTGTTGGCTCTCGTACCTCTGCAATCTACTGGCGTGTGTACAACAAGAAGTTCGAGCAAAACATCGCTGACCCTGAAGTGATTTGGTACCGCAACGAAGTGGAACTGAAGAAGTGCGATTTATCACTACTCGCCTCGCCTGCTTCGGCCTTTGCTGGTCTCTGTGATTTCTCGGCCAGTATCGACCCTGCTGAACCAATGAAGCTTGAACTCAACAAGAAAAAAGCAGGTCTTGAGTTCTTCGCTCGTATCGCTTGGGTTCGTCGTCAATGTGGTAAAGCTCTATCTGAAGTTGTTGCTATGACTGAAGGTGATTTGGGTGAAGCCTTTGGAATGCTCATTCCTACGCATCATAGACGTGCAAACTTTGAAACCTCGTTGGGCATTCCTGACGAATACACTAAACAGAAAATCGAAATTTTGGAGTCAAGAATATGCCTACAATAACTGGTATTGCTATCAAGCGTTTCCCTAAATCAAACATGGAGTTCGCTGAGCTGTCTGTTCTACGTGCTGTAGAAGAAGTCGACAACGAGAAGTTTCAGCAAACGGGTATCGGTTTCTCTACTGATATTCCTTACAACAAACAAGCATTGAAAATCGATGTTGAGTATGCGCGTCAGCTTATCCAATCACGCGCATTTGTTGCTAACCGTGAATACGAACTCAGCTTTGGTGCTAACCCAAATGACCCACTAGATATCTTGGTCAACAAGCTTGTTCCTGTCGATGAAGAAATCAAAAAGCACTTTGATAACTTCATGAAAGTTAACAAGGCTTAATCAATGAACTGCATCACGACAACTCAGCAAGGTTATCTAAGAACGTCAACCGACTTTGACTGCAAGCTCGTCATGCTTACTGACACTGAATACAACAATTTAGTGTCAACACCACAATCCCTCAATATCGATACGGAGCTCTACACCACCGTTTCGGGATGGATTTTACTTTCATTCGTTTCAGGTCATGTACTTGGACGAATACTCAAAACACTCGGCAAAGGCTGAGTACATTTTTTAAAACAATCTATAGGTAATACTATGAAAAACATGAAAACTCGTTTAATCGCTCTATCTACTGTTGTTCTTTCTGGTGCTTCAATGGCCGACGCTACACCCGTTCAAACCGCTATCAATGGCGCGGTCACTTCTGGTCAAGCTAACTACGGTCTGGTTGTGGTTGGTTTGATTGGCCTTGGTGCGCTTGGCTTTGGCCTTAAAGCTATCATGGGAGCTATGCGCGGCTAATGGCTGTACTCGTTTCTGAAGTCGTAACCATCCTCTTGGGTGTGTCTATGGCCTCATCCTTTATATACGGTGTATATACGGGTATTAATGCCTCCTAACGGGGGCTTTTTTATATCTAGGTTTTGATTATGAAAACAGCCATTAACGCACTTCTACGCATTCTCTTTTTTATGACCTCTTGCTTGATTTTCGTAACAAAATCCTATGCTTTGGATTGTCCTGCAGGCTCTGTCGATAGTGGCGGTGTTTGTGTTAGTGCTTGCGAAGTTTTAAAGGGTTCTAACCGTACGGTTAGTTGGGATGCCTATATCTACGGTGAGCAACCAACAGGGTATTGTTACGGTGCTCTTGGTGCTCCTATTTATTGCGGCATGGAAAAAGCAGTTATCGCTATTTCTACTGATTCACCTGATTTTCAGTTTTGGCAAACTAAGTTTAGATTTACGGGTAAAGAATGTACTCGCCGTAATCATTTTACTGGCGGTACGCCTAAGCTTTATCCGTGGGAGGGTGACCATAATATGAATGGCATTCTTGACGTTGATGAAGATTGGGACGGTGATGGAATCCCCAATGGCGTAGATAAAAACCCAAACAAGTCTGATAACACTCTAGAAGATAAAAACAACAACAATGTCCCTGATAAATTAGAGCCTTACCTCGATACGTTAGAGAGTACAGAGGTAATCAAATATGACCTTCGATGCCCTTCCGGTGCTCCTGACCACACGTGTACTCCAATGTTAAATCTTGCTAAAGCTTCTGAAAAAGTTTCGGTTACAAACAGGGAGCTAACCAAAGTAGTCAAAGATTTGGTTTCAAAAAGCGCATCAAAATCTGATGTTGAGAACGTTAACTACAGCATTAGAAGTGCGTTATCTCAAATGGTTGATAAGGTGACCAAAACTGAGGCCAGTCTAGTTGATAAAGCTAAACGCTCTGATGACCTGTTGACTGACCTTGTAGACAATAAAATCATTGGTGCTATCGATGGTATTCCGGCCTCTATAGCAGCGAAACAACAGCTAGAAACCAACAAGATTATTAAGGCTATCGACTCCATCGATACCGGATTAACTCAAAGACAAGATCTCTTTTTAGCCAAAGCAGCTTCCGCACAAATGAACACTGAACTCATTCAAGATTTGACCTTAAAAGTGGAAGATGTTGATTACAACCTCGCAGATGCAAAAAAGGAAGTAATCGACCAAGTAAAAAGCTCTCAAAGGAAAACAACACAAGCAACTGGTCGCGAGTTCATGCGTTTGAATCGAGCTCTTAGCACGCTTGATGATTCCATCTCTCAAGACTTTGTTGCGTTGCGTAGTTTCCTAAGTGACAAAATGGACAATCAAGATAAACGCAATGAAACCAACATAGACAATGCTGTTTCTAAGTTGAAAACGAGCATAGAAGATTCGACAACGGGGCTATCTTCCAAAATAGAACAATCCGGCTCTGAGCTATCAGGGAAAATTGATGGGCTTTCAGACAAAATAGACGGTATGGGCGGCCTCGATGATGCAACCAAAGACGCGATAAAAGGCATTCGAGATTTACTAGGGGCTGATAGTGCTTTCTCGGCTCCTGTGGTTACTGACGATTTTATGGGTGGGTTTATTTTTGATGCGGATTCATTCAAAGATATCACCGCAGAAATCGAGGTTCTAAAGGAGAATTACAAGACCGAAACGGAGCAATTTAAAACCTTATTCTCTATCGACACCAAAGCATTCAAAGACGGGAAATATATCGAGCATCAATTAGACCTTACTGTTGCTGGTCACAAACAGTCATTCAAAACTGGCGTTCTCTCTGCCCTTTTAGACAACGCCGAAATCATAAAAGCTATCGTTCTTTTCATCTTCGTTCTTATCGGTATCAAAATGATGGGGTCTAATTAATGGATACTATATTTGCTTTCTTTGATTGGGTTTCAACTCAATTTCAAGTCGTTGTCGATTTCATCAAATCGCTGCCTTATATCTTTTCGAATATCTTCTCTTACATTCAGTTGTTTTATTTGAAAATGAAAATAGCCGGACAAATAGAATTTATAAAGATGTCTTACGTCACTGCACAGATGTTATTGCAGGAGATAGGTTTTAACGATTTGTTAGCCGCAACGTTTAACGCTATGCCGTCTGAGATTCGCTTTTATGCCTTTAAGTTTGGCATTCCTCAAGGGCTTTCCATTGTGGCGAACTTCTTCACGACGGGCTTTGTAATGAGAATGACGAGGTAACGCATGGCTATCACAATAAGAACCGGAGCAAACGGCTCATACAAGTCCGCATACACGGCCTACTTCTCAATCTATCGAGCTCTCAAGGCGGGTAAGGTTGTCGTGACGAATATAGAGGGCATGCAACCATTAAATGTCATACAAGAGCGTTTTGGTGTTGAGTTCCCTACTACATCAAAACTGTTTCGTATCTCGTCTAGGGACTCGGCAGGTGTTCATCTATGGACGCACTTTTTCTGTTGGTGCCCTATTGGTGCTTTGATTGTTATCGATGAGTGTCAGGATATCTATTCCAAGAACATTGGTTTTGATATGAAGAAAGTGACCTACAAACCTGTCGAGGACTTCATCACCAAGAACGACGGCCAAGACGGTCTATTACCCGAGTCTTACCTATCCTTTTTTTATTCTCGCTATACGCCTGCTGATATGGAACAGCTAAACGAATCGGAAACTGACGACCGCGGAGTCGCTGAATACGATGACCAGGGGCGCATTATCTATCCTCATACTTTCAATGAGGGATTCATGCGTCATAGGAAATATAACTGGGATATTGAATTGCTTTCGCCTGATTGGAAACAGATTGATACGGGCATCAAAGCATGTGGTGAGCAGAACTTTTATCACAAGGGACGTGACCAATTTTTTTGGACTAAACGCAAACCATTAATATGGAAGCACGACAAATCGGTATCGACTCCAGTTATTCCAAAATCCAAAGACGTTAACACCACCACGCAAAAAATACCGTTGGATGCTTTTCTACTTTATAAGTCAACGGGAACAGGCATAGCCAAGCAAGCCGGAGCTATGAATACGCTTTATCGCAGTCCTAAAGTGATTGCAGTGTTTTTACTTTTTATTAGTTGTTTGGGGTACATGGCCAATGAAATATCCAATCGCGTTTTTGATTCTACTGAGGAAGTTCAGGAAGCGGAAACGCCACAATATCAAGATTCCCCTACTGGGAAAGACAGCTCAAAAGCTCAAGAAAGCGGTCAAGGTGCTAGCGGTGTATCTGATGGTGGGAATAGCAATCAAGCTGATAACAATGATGATGTTTCGAGTATTTCTATAGCGGATATCTTACCGTTTGACGGTATCCAAAAGGCATTTGTAACGGGTGTTAATTTCGCTATCAAGCCAAAGAAAATTGAACGTCATGTCAGTATTGAGATAGTCGCATCCGATGGGGTTTATAGCCTTAATCAGAATTATCTAAGGGCTTACGATGTGACCTACGATGTTATTGACGATTGCCTACTGAAACTCAACAGAGGCCAGTTAACCAAATTGATAACGTGCAAGCCTCATGAGGCTCTGTCAGACGAGCCAGAATTAAAACGAGCTGATGTGAATTTGTTTTAAGGGCAACAACTAAATTTTGTATAGGGGTATTAAATGGAAAGTGTCACGTTAACGGCTGACCAAATCGCAATGATTGCTCAGGCTTTTGCTATCTATGGGTTTATCGGTGTTCTAGGCGCACTGTTTTTTTATGACTTGGTTTGCGCTGTTGTCGGTCGGGTTCTTAGGCGCTTTGGGTCAACGAACGGAAAAGCCCCGCAGGGATAAGCGAACATGATCATGTTAAGGGGTCGATTCAGCTTGATGAGCGATAATCAGCGAAGCGCAGCTGGCGTTCGAGAGACAAACGAAAACCCTTCATCTTGCTAGGCGCTCTTAAAACTTGGACAGGCTTTGTTGAGTGTTAATTGGTGGTTATAGTTTTACTGGTGCTCTAATCGCGTCACTAAATGATGGGTTCCCCTGATGACAAGCAAGGAGGACGAAGACTGAGGACGACGAGCGCGGAAGATGGGGACAACCCCCGTGTTGTATCACGGGGGTAAATTCGACCTATCTATCAGCGTCTGCTTAACCTACTGCCGTAATTTTTTTACGGCACTATCAAAGCATGCTATAGTTTCGTAAACACTTAATACTGGTTCATCAATATGCTTAAAAAATTAGCGGTCAAAAACTTTAGAAACTTTAGTGATTGGTTTGAACTCGACCTCAAGACAGATAGAGCTTTTGAATTCAACACTCATGTTGTTGTAGATAATACTATTAAGCATTCCATGATTTATGGGAAAAACGGGCAAGGGAAATCTAATGTGGGCTTAGCTCTTTTAGATATAACTTGCCATCTCACCGATCCCACGATAATGGATTCACTTCGTTCAAATTATATAAGCGCTCTTACTTCACTCCCTCTAGCTGAATTCGTATATGAATTTTCTATTGATGGCGTTGATGTCGTATATAAATACGGCAAAGAGGCCTGTGATGCTGCTATCTATGAAGAGCTCTTTATTGATGGTAGGAAGGTTATAGATATTGATAGAAGGAAATCTAATATTGCTAAGTATGACTTTGATGGTGATGATAGTTTAAAAGATGATTTTACAGAGCGCAAAGTCTCAGCTGTTAGATATGTTAATTCGAATGCCTTGCTAGATAAAAGTACTATTAATGATACTTTTTTCAAGTTCATGGAGTTTGTTGAAGGAATGATATTCTTCAGAACTCTAAGTAGGATGAAGGATTATCACGGGCAACCTGTTGATTCAAAACGCATATCTCAGACTATTATTGAACAAGATAAGTTAGAAGATTTTGAGAAGTTTTTAAATGAGTCAGGTGTAGAGTGTAAGCTCCAAAAGTCAGGCCCACCGGGGCAAGAATTTATTGAATTCGTCTTCGATGGAAGAAATATTCAATTTTCACTGGTTGCATCCACAGGTACATTGTCACTTGGTATATTCTATTTTTGGTATCTAAAGCTTCTTTCCGGAAAGATTTTTTTTGCATACATTGATGAGTTTGATGCTTATTACCACTTCTCTTTGTCCAAAAGAGTCGTAGATTTGATTTCAAAACTAGACTGTCAATCTATAATTACCACACATAACATCAGCTTGATGTCTAACAACGTGCTTAGACCCGACTGCTACTTTGAATTGAAGAATCAACAACTAGTTCCACTACATAAGCTAAGTAATCGTGAGATCAGAAAGGGTCACAACTTAGAAAAAATGTATCGTTCAGGTGCTTTTGATGAGTAGTACGGTACTTTTTATTTTTGAAGGGCGTAAAACAGAACCCAATATCGCAAACAACCTAGCCAGATTTTTTATAAATGAAGAATCAAACTCATTACTAAGGGCATCTTATGGTTGTAACATTTATCAACTATACACAAAAATTAAGGATGACCCTTATATAGAGATGTATGACGTAATTGTTGAAGAAATCAAAAAGAAGCAAGTTATTACACAAACAGACCAAGATGTCTTAGATATTGAAGATTACGACGAAATTAGTGATATATACTTATTTTTCGATTATGACTGTCATTGTTCTAATGCGAACGATGAGCACTTGCAAGAAATGTTAGAACATTTTAATGATTCTCAAGATAAGGGGCTTTTGTGTGTTAGCTATCCAATGGTTGAAGCAATAAGACATCAGTTCGGCACTCAACCTACTCAAATCATACACCCCATTGAAAATGATGATTTACTCGGTTATAAAAATTGGGTTAATACAGGCCCCAATCTTTCTAGGAGCTATCACAATTGGGGTGCATATGATCTCAATATATGGAAAGAAATTACGGAATCCAACCTAATTCGGGGCAATATTCTGGTTCATCAAACAGCTGTCCTACCTACCCAACAACTAGAACAATTCAATATCTTTGAAGAACAATTGTCACAGCATATCCCTCAAAGGCAAATAGCAGTCCTATCGTCTTTCCCATTTATGTTGTACGACTTTTATGGCAAAGGCCTCTTCCCCTTGCTCGATAATAACTAGTAGTTTTAGTTTTCCATATAGGCTCCACTCCATGGAGCCTAAACGTTACTCCTTAACTAAATCTGCTAGTATTCGAGCATACTTAAGCAACTTTGTTGACGTCTTAAGTTCTAGTTCGGATTGTATTTCAACTAATGCTATACCTAGTATCATTTGCTGTGCAGATATAAGCTGTCCTGTTGGTAGCTCTATTTTGTCGTAATGTATTTTGAATTTTTTCCACTCATCCGTCACGCCTAACCCTCTTCCTCTGACTATCCTCATAAGCCTTTTGCATTCAGGTGGGATTGTTTGACCCTCATCCCACCTTGTGACAGTTCTCACACTTTTGAAACACAGATTAGCGGTTTGTTCTTTAGTTAATTGGCACTCCAATTTACGAAAAATGTAATTCTTACTCATTTCGCGATACTTCAATGATAAAACCTCTAAATACAAGAGGTTGTATTGAACTGGTAATATATGCACCATTAAACATAATCAGACATAATACGAATCAAAGGTGTAAGCCTCAGATAGTAATGTCACTTTTGAGCCAGATTAAAATGTCACCTTAGCACTGGTTTAGGTTTAGTGGGATATTTAGATGGAAGTGATTTTTTCTTTTTCGCCATGTTGAACCCTCGTCTGCGTAGACCATCAGCCTATCAGAGGTGGCAAAAACGCTTTACTGTTTGCTCAGCAAAAACCGACGTAAATCTCGCTCCGCGCGCATCAGAAACAAGATGTACACCTTGTCACCTTCTTGCTTGTAGAAAACTCGACATGGATTCACTACGACTTCGCGATAATTAAAGTGCTCAAGCTCAGGAGACAGACGCCCAGACTCGGGAAAGTCGCTGAGACGTTCAACTTTGTCGAAAATGTTTCGAACCAGCTGTTTGGCCGCGACTAAGTTTTCAAGGGCAATGTATTCCGCGATATCGTTAAGGTCCGATAACGCGGGCTCACTCCAAATCACTTCAGCCATTTTGACATCTTGTCTTTGGCTTCGTCATGACTCAGCGCCTTGCCTTCAGAAATGGCGCGCTCACCGCGTGCGATCCCTTCGAGGATAGCCAAGCGGTTTTGCATAAATTGGTAGTCGTCAACATCCACGAGATACGCTGAAGGTTTGCCATGCTCGGTGATCAACACGGGCTCTTTGGTGTCGTGCAGGTCAGCAAGGATTTTGGTAGCTTGACGCTTAAGAGAAGTTACGAGCTCGACTTTCATATAAATGACTCCAATAAAAGATTAGAGTGATACTATTGTATCACTCTCGTTCTTACAAGTTTAGCGCAGAAAAATACCGCGTATAACATCATATTCAATCACTTTTCTTATATTATTCCAGAATGTTAGCTCAACTCTTTTAACGTGAGCGCTTTCATAATTAAGTAAAAGTTCATCCGCGTACTTGATGCTTTGTGTATCTGTGATCTTATGGTAAGCCACTCTCATAAACAGTCCAGCGAAAGCGACTAATATTAAATACCAAGCCAAATTAGGAAGACCAATCGTTAATTCAAAGAGTTCTGTCGTCGTGATTAGTGAGATAAGCGCCACACATAAAAAAGCTGCGGGTAAGGCTGACACCAT